CATTGCATCAGCATCCTCTAGTTCCTTACGTTTGAACTCTAGATACATATCATGTTCGTCTGGACCAACCTTACCATCGCCATTAGTATCTGCTGGATGATAACTTGATGCTTTGGTTTCTTCTTCGGCCATTCGATTAACTCCTGTTTTTTCTTTCTTGTTTTTCGTATTCCGCCTTTTCAATTTCTAAATAATTTACCAATAAACCAGAATATATTTCTCGTTCCCAAGGCATCATATTCTCTAGTTCAGTTAAACTCCAATTATGATGCTGTATCATTGCAAAATTTTGTTTGTAGTAATTTTCTACAGAGTCATGAGACAGCCCTATTCCAAAAAAGTTTCAAGTCCTTCTAACAATACTTCTCCCTTTACCTTTGTTTTCGGATTAACAACATCAACAACATGTCGTAATTTAGGCATTGTTGCAAAAAATTTCATTACATCTTCTATCTGTTTTGAATTAAAAGAATCAACAAATTCAATAATTTCATTCTGAGTCATATCGATTTTATTAATAACTTCTTCATCTGATGTAACACTCTCAATGCATTCAACAAGTAGACACAGTGTCTTTTCAAAATCACTAAGTTCATTTGACAACCCATGTAAATCTTTAAGTCTAGGATATCTTAAAGTAACACTGATACTATCTGTTATTTCAATATCTAGGCTGTGTTCTAAACTCATTTGAACACCGATATCATCAACGTCTAATTCAACTTCGACTTTAGTTTTGTTGTCATCTGGACATGTAACATTCAAGGTTATTTTAGAACCGACAGATTTTGACCGCAATTGTAAAAATATATACTCTACGTCAAACATTGGAGCAGTATTAGCATTTATGGCACCAAAGGTACAATTTGATACTAACTTCTCCATAGCATCAGCTATTTGTTTTTCATCCCCAGACTCTTGAGCAATCATCAAAATCTTTTGTTCTTTGACCAAGAATGGTCTAAATTTAATTTCCTCCTGTGTTGATGGTACTGTTAGTTTGTGTTCAGTAGTTTGTAGTTTAGGTAACGCCATAATGTTTCATCCTTTATCATAGTCTGCTTAACACCTTCGGTATATTCGCATTAATTGTTCTTTCTGCACCTGATATCACTGTATCAAGAACCTTCTCCATAAGGTTAGGTGGTTGATTGTTCATATCAAGAGTTTCCCAATATCTATACTGCATAGTAACAGGTTGTTTTATAATATCACCCGCTGTTCCATAACTAAGTGATACTGGTCCAATCTCTTTTGGAAAACACTCTCTCAATCTAATCCCATATCGTCTTGTATCCTGTTGATCAAGAACATATAAATCGATGTCCTTAATGTAATCTTTGTAGTATTTTACATTCCACGTTCCTCTGTCCCAAGCCTCTTCTTGCCAAGATTCAAAGAACACTCTTTCCTCCAAATCACTACTCGCTTGAAAGGTCATTGAAATGTCACCAGCAAAAGTTATACCATCAACAATCTCAGGTGCGATACCATATATGTTTTCGTCCATCGATGTATTGAGTCCCCTTCCCGGCATATCAATTGCTTCACAACGCAGGGAGACTTTTCTTGCATCACCCGCAGCAGGAGATGTGATAATAACCTCATACCGACTTGGGAGTGCGTATCCATTTTCACTATGGAACTCCGACAGGAAATTGTTTAGCACTCCAAATGCAGTTGATTCTACAAAACTTGCTAGTGTTGCCATTAGATCATTGCCCTCGATTCTTTCCACACTGCTGACGCATCTGCCTTCTTAAATCTCTGCACAGGTAGAAGAGTTGCAATCGTAAATTCATCTGCATCAATCCTTCGAAACTGAGACTTGGTGTACCCAGCAAGATATTTATGTATGGTTGGCCTGATAAGACGAACACCCTTTAATTGCTGGTAGTCAACAACCAGCCGCGTGGTTTCATCAAATGCGGTATTGTTAGAGAAATCCACCAAACGGTCAAGTAACTTTATTCTCAGTGGAATGGGTAGATAATGAAGATTGATGCCAAGAAATCCGTCTGGATATGTCTCTAGTGGAAGCACCAATGGAAATGTGTCATAGTAAGGCAATTTCTTCTTGAACTTTGGGTCATACATGAACATGTTGAGTTTACCATAAAACGGCTTGTTGTCCCTCTTACCATCTCGTAAGAGGTCAAGTGAACTTGGTGTGCCCAATTCTTTAATCTTTTCTCTATACCATGCAGTTGACTTAGGGCGACCCTTTGCCTCATCTTTAACTGCTTGCATGTATTTACTAATTGCCATATACCTATTTATACGAAATACCTAGATGATCCTCAGTTAAAATCTTAAACTCCATACCATTATCTGCACACCATTCTGTAGCATGTTGCCACTTAGCAGTGTTAACTCCATAGGCAATAACCTCATTCATCCATCGTCTGGTGCGGCGTTTGGGTTCCTTGGGTGGCTTGCACTGTACCTTGGGTTTTACCTCAATGATCATCTTCTTAATTTGACCATTCGCTTGCTTAACTTTAATGTAGAAATCAGGAAAATAACGATGCACCCGCCCATCCTTGGGTGATAAATAGGGTATAATGATCTCTTCACTACCCCATTCAATTATGGATGCGCTGTTGTCACAGTATACCATAAACTTACGTTCCCAGAGAGAACGATAGATTATGTTCCCTGAGTCACCCCTATATTTTTGAGGTTTGGTTGGTGTGTATCGACCTTTATATGACATTTGTTATAAATAGTTTCATCAGTGTATAAGGATATTTAGACATGGCATTAAGAGACGCTTTTGTAAACATTGCAAAGAATGCTGCAGCAGGTGCTGCACAGCAAGCAGTTACTTCTGTTGCTAATGGTCTAAGGTCGGGACTAGGTGGAACTACCTCTAGTTCTGCATCTAGTCCTCTACAGACGGGTTTTGCTCCATCTGAAGTGCTTTTAACCTATCCAGAGGACGTTGGTACTAACATGCATCAAGCAAGTTATATCCTGTTTGCTCGTCACTCTGTATCTGGCGCAAAGGTAAAAGTAGATAGGAAAGGGGCACCCGGCGTTGAACCTATTTTTAAAACAGTCGGCTCACCGGCCGGAGGTGGATCGCGAATTATAGATAGAGAAGCTACTGCTCGGGCCAAGAAAAAAGCACAAGATGACTTTGCTGCTAAACAAGGTGCAAAGATCGGCCGTGGTGGTGCGGGTCAAAATGGTTCAAGTAATTCACTATTATTGCAACGTAGAAATATTGTAAGAACTGGAACTGCTATCGGGTTATATATGCCACCATCAGTAAATGTCAAATATAACATGGATTATAGTGAGGGTGAGGTTGGTGTTATGGGTGAAGCACTATATGGACTATTTAAAGACTATCAAGCAGGTACATCTTTTGAATCTTCTGCTAACAGAGCAGCTGGCACAATAGGGTCTGGTATGACAAAGATGGGTGTTGGGATGATTGATACAGTTCTTCCCGGCTCTAAAGATTTGTTTGCGATTGATCAAGGTCAAATCATGACACCCAGAACAGAGATGATGTTTCGTGGAACTGGTAGAAGGTCATTTTCTTTCACCTTTACATTTATTCCTAAAAGTGCAAATGAAACAGCAGTGGTACACGCAATCGTAAAAGAGTTTAAGGTGGGTATGTCGCCCACATTTAAGACTGCTGGTGCTGTTAGGGAAATGACCATCCCTGATGTATTCTCTATTCGATATATGCATATAAACGATGAAAATAATTACATTAATAGAATTGGTAAATGTTACCTTCGATCAATGGATGTCAGTTATGGTGGCGATAAGTTTGTAACATATAATGCTGACGAGATAGGTGCGCCACCTCAGAAGACGACCATTACTCTAGATTTTCAAGAGCTTGAAATCATGGATAGGACTAATATAGAGGACGGTTTCTAAGATGTATTTTTCTCAGTTTCCCACAATTTTTTATGATGCCGTCGGTAAAACCGGCCCAAAGATAGTCACACACTTACTCAAGCGTGTTGCCGTGCATAGTAAGGCAAGAGCAACCACCGCAGTCTATGACACATATGATGTTAGGAATGGCGAGACACCAGAGATGATTGCACATAAGTATTATGGTGATGCAGAGTATCATTGGGTGATCCTGTTGGTCAATAACATCACAGACAGGTATCACCAGTGGCCAATGAACACCAGACAGTTTCTTGCACACCTTGCTGAGAGGTATGACAATGTAGATGCAGTGCATCACTACGAGATCAATCAGGTATCGGGTGATACCAGTGTCAAAATCAATATCGGTATTACCAACATAGATATTGACGGCAACACTATCGCAGATGCAACACTGATAACAAATAGAGAATACGAAGAAGCAAAACAAGATACTCTTAGGAAAATACGACTGTTGGACCCAGATTATTTGGAGCAGTTTGTAGAAGATTTTGAAAGACTGATTGCTGAAACAGAGGATTAATTGAGTGGCACAAAAAGAACTCAGAAGTGGTGGTGAGTTTAATATACTCCAATGTGATTTAGTTTTGGCTTCGGGTAAAGTAGTTGGACTAAAGGCCTCAGTTATGGGGCTTACCATATTTGAGGGATTGGATTCTCTCACTGTATCAGGTACGATTACAATTCAAGATGCTTTCAATTTAGCATCCTTCGGTCCTATCATTGGTCAAGAATATTTAAGACTTAAAATCTCTACACCTAATTTCAGTGGTGGTGAAAACACTATTGATTTCTCATCAAATCCGTTTGTCGTCACAAGTGTCGATGATAGGGTTGAGATTGGTAATGGCGTTCAAGCCACAACTATGGCCTTTTGTTCAAGAGAATTCATGATTAATCAGAGGGTTCGAGTTAGAAGGAATTTGATCGGTTCATATTCTGATATTGTTAAGACAATGATTGAAAAAGACCTAGACAGTGGTAAAGAATTGTACATTGAGCCTAGTGGTGAGAAGAAAAAAATTATTGCACCTAATAATACACCATTTGATATTGTTAGAATGTCCATGAAAAATGCTGTATCAGAAAAGGATAATCAACCAACTTATTTGTTTTGGGAAACTACATCCAGATTTAATTTTAGAACTCTAGGAGAAATGTACTCACAGCCTCCTGTCATGACCTATGAAAAAACAATATCAGGGACAAGAACACAAGATGGTGCAAGAGATATATTATCGGAGTTAGGTGCGATTGAGAATTATAGAATAGCCAACTCTCCCGATACTATGTGGAATTATTCAAAGGGTATATTTTCTTCTGAATTGATTGTCCATGACATAATATCTAAAAGTTATCAAAAACATATATATAATTATAGTGAGAGTTTTTCCAAGAACAAACACCTTGGCAAAGAACCTATAGCAGTCAATGATCCCGATGGAGTTAGTGTGTCATCATTTCCGTCCAGACAGTATTTAAAACCAACTGTGGGTATAACTACAGATGAAAGTTATCAAGATGAATTTTATCAAAATTCATTTGCTTCAAACAACTTAGGTTTAATGCAATCAAGAAAATCTCAGTTCGGAATGTTAGAAGGTGGCCTACAACTAAATATCGATGTTGTTGGTACTACTCTTGTCAAGGCAGGAGATATTGTGAATATTAAAATTCCTAGTGTATCAGCAGTAAAGACCCCTCAAAACGAAACAACAGATATGTTATATAACGGTAATTTCCTTATTAGGAATTTACGTCATGATTTTGATATCATAAACACCAAACACACAATGTCCATGAATGTCACAAAGGATTCTTATGAACCCTCAAGGGCTCGTGGCGCAGTATAAGGAGAAGTCTATTTCAAAAAATTCTATACCCCAACTTAAACAGCGAAAGGAACTAAAAATGGCTAAGACCAAAAATCGCATCAAGAAGATGACATTTCAAACACAGGATCGCACGCTAG